TAACCATATCATTTATCGTGGATGAAAATTTAGAAAATTATATTGAAATGCACACATGGTTAACAGGCATAGGATTTCCAAAAGACAGAAGTCAATTTAGAGATTTTAGAAGCACTACATCAAACATGTCTACAAGCACAAAAGGAACAAGTAAAGATATAGGTGATGTAAAAGCAACAACACCAGAATTAGCTATGACTAGTGACGCTGTAATGACAATACTAACTAACAAAAATAATCCAGTGGTAGAGTGTCGTTTTAGAGATGTGTTTCCCACTAGTTTAAGTGGATTAACTTATTCACAAAATCAAACTGATGTTGAATATCTTACAGCAGAGGTAAACTTTAAATACACAATATACGAAATAGTATCACTATAAATAATTAAACAATATAATGATAAGGAGTGAATATGACCTTAGATGAACTAAAAGTTCAAGTCGCAAATGACTTGAAAGTAAATGATGAAAGACTTGATACCGAATCTTTAAAAAACCAAGAACTATATGCTAAATACTTAGAGATAAAAAGTAACTTTGAGTTATTGATGTATAAAGCAAAAGGTGACTACAAAATACTTTATCGTGACAAATGGGAATATTATGGTGGTAAGGCAGACGCTAAGATTTATGAAACAAAACCCTTTGACCTAAAAGTATTAAAATCAGATTTATCTATTTACATAGAATCAGATGAAGATATAATTAAATTAGAAAATAAAATAGTATATCTAGAAACAGTTATCAAATATGTTGATGGTGTTCTTAAATCTATACAATCAAGAGGATGGGATATCAAAAATGCAATACAGTGGAAAAACTTTGAAGCAGGAATGATGTAGTATGTATGAACACTACGATAATTTTCTAGAGGAACATGTTGCACAACTCATAGATTTTGAAATGAAAGAAGTTAATTGGCAATATGATTATGACAGTAAACCAAATGGAACTCAAAAACATTGGCATGTATTCTGTGGACATAACATAGATGAATGTAATTTAAATGGATATGATTTTATAGAGCCCATTTGGAACAATATAAAAAATGTAGATTCCACATTAGAGTTAGAAAGAGCATATTTAAATGCACACACTTATGGAATAGAACCACATATACATAGAGATGATGGTGATGTTACTTTAATTTATTATCCTAGATTAGATTGGAAAATAGATTGGGGTGGTGGAACTGCCATTTATAATGATGATGTAACAGAGATAGAAAAACATTTTGTAAATAAAGGAAATAGAATAATTATGTTTGACGCTAACTTGCCACATCAAGCACAACCAGTGAGTAGATTATGTTTTCAACTAAGAACATGCATAGTGTTCAAAACGAACAGAGTATAGAAATGCAAAATTATTATCGTTGGATAGGACACTACAAAAACATAGTGTCGGATTCCCTTTGTGATAATATTATATCAACAGATTTTAATTATGCTGAATCAACATATTCAAATCATGGAGGGTTGTCAAAACACTCTAAAGAAAGAGTTAAAATGGATGAGATATGGATTCGTAAAGATAATAATTTTTATAATGATTTAGTTGAATGCACTAAAGTAATATCAAAAAAATATTATGAAGAAGTTAAAAAAAATAAAAGAGATTTTGTAGCACATAGACATACTGATTTTAGAGTGAATAAATATGAGAAAGGTGGATTCATGAGTTCACATTGTGATAATATACATCATAGTCATGGACAAAAATATGGATATCCACTAGCAACAGTTTTATTATTTTTAAATGATGATTTCAAAGGTGGTGAATTTATTGTTTCAGAACTACAATTAAATATTAAAAAAGGTGACGCTATAATCTTCCCATCAAACTTTATGTTTCCACATGAGGTTAAAGAAGTTAAATCAGGCACACGCTGGAGTATAGTAACATGGTTAATGTGATACAACATAAATGTTTTCCAACAATCATAAATGAATTTGAATTTGACATGGACAAACAAGAATATGATTTAGTAATCAATGAACTTAATGATGAGGGTGGATGGCTTGATGATACATACAAAGGTAGAGAACTTATTAAACAAACTGACGCTAACTTAGGTAATCGTATACCAAAATTTACAAATCAAATAGGAGAGATTACAAGAAAAGTTTGTGAACAATATTCATATAAGTATGATAGTTTTGATATCACTGGTATGTGGGCAAACAAATTAGAAAAGGGTGATACACATCCACCACATACTCATTCTAATAATATATTCTCTGGCGTTTATTATTTAGAGGGTGGTTCAGAAATACAATTTTTTGACCCAAGACCACAGGCAAGTATTTTACAACCAAACACAACAGAGGATAATTTTAACAACACTAGTATGTTAGGATTTACTTCTGATAAAGGAGTAGGATTAATTTTTCCTAGTTGGTTACAACATTGGGTTATTAGAACAGATAAAACAAGAATTAGTATATCATGGAATGTCATATTAAGAGGTGACTATGGAAAACCTAACACACTACAAAATTCACATATCTAAACTTAACGAAGTTTATTTAAAAGTAGAATGTGACAATCCTGGCATTTGTTATGAGTTAGTGCAATATTTTACTTTTGAAGTTCCTGGCCACAAGTTTATGCCTGCATATAGAAATAAAATGTGGGATGGCAAGATAAGATTATTCTCAGATAAGACAGGTAAAATATATGTTGGTTTACTAGACTACATCAAAGATTTTTGTGATAGAAACGAAATAGGTTATGATATTGATGATGATGTAAATGAAAAAGAAGATTTAAATATTGATAAAGTAAACGATTTTGTAAAGTCTTTAAAACCAAAATCAAAAGGAAAAGATTTAGAGATAAGAGACTATCAATTAAATGCGATACATCATGCATTATGTAATCATCGTGGCATGTTAGTATCACCAACTGCAAGTGGTAAATCACTTATCATCTATTCTCTCATAAGATTTTATTATCATTTATTAAAAGGCGAACAGATACTCATACTTGTGCCAACAACATCATTAGTGGAACAAATGTATTCAGATTTTATTGACTATGGATGGGATGATAAATACTTACATAGAATATATCAAGGTCATGAAAAAGATACAGATAAACCTGTAATTATTTCAACATGGCAATCACTTTATAAATTAGACAAAAAATACTTTGAAAAATTTGGATGTGTGATAGGAGATGAAGCTCATCTATTTAAATCTAAGTCATTGACCACAATCATGACTAAACTAATAAACTGTAAGTATCGTTTTGGATTGACAGGAACTCTAGATGGCACACAAACACATAGATTAGTTTTAGAGGGATTATTTGGTAAGGTAGAAAAAGTAACATCTACAAAAGAATTAATGGATGAAGACACACTTGCTAATTTAAAGATTAAGTGTATTGTATTAAAACACAAGGAAGAAGACTGTAAAGAAGTTAAAGATTTAAAATATAGTGAGGAGTTACAATATATTGTCGCTCACAGTCCTCGTAATACCTTTATTTCAAGACTTTGTGATAATCTTAGTGGTAATACACTCTGTTTATATCAATTAGTTGAAAAACATGGTTTAGTGTTGTATAATCTAATGAAAGACTTTGATAGAAAAGTATTCTTTATACATGGTGGAACAGATACAGAAACAAGGGAGAAAATTCGTGCAATCACAGAAGAACAAACAAACGCTATCATTGTTGCCTCGTATGGCACATTTAGCACTGGTATTAACATTAGGAACTTGCATAATGTCGTGTTCGCAAGTCCGAGTAAATCTCGTATACGAGTGCTCCAATCCATCGGCCGTGGGTTGCGTAAATCAGATAAAGGGGTCATACACACATCGCTTTTAGATATCGCTGATGACTTTACATATAAGGATAGAAAGAATTTTACCTTAAATCACTTTCTAGAAAGAATAAATATATACAATGAGGAAGAATTTGATTACGAAATAGATAGGATAAGGATATGACAGATAACACTACTAGAGTAATAAAATTAGCAAATGGTGAAAGTATCGTTTGTACTTGTATTCCTACAAGAACAGATGAGGGTTCTCATACCTTACACATCATACATCCTTTAAAGATGGAACTTAAAAATAGAATTACTAAGAAAGGTATTGTTGAGGCGTTGACTTTATCTCGTTGGTTACAACCATTCACAGAATCAGATGAATTTGATATTGAAAAAACAAGTATCATAACAAATACAGAAGCTTCATTTGCTTTAAATAATTATTATCAGATGATGTTAAATTCATATAGTGAGGCTGACGCTGTCACTAATGTTCAACCAACACCAGAAGCATTAGAAAGAGTGGAGGAATATGAACAAGAACAAGAAGAACCTTCACCAGAAGAAGTGAGAAAACTATTCAACGAATATGTGGAAAGAGTAAGACAAGTGGAAAGAGATA